CTGTTACTGGTGCTTATGATGCTGAAGAAGTAATTACAATTACTGGTGCTGCAGTAGATTATACGCTAGAAACTGCTGCAAATAATGGTGTTGCTGCTGGTGGTAATAAGTATTTCTTAAATGATTATCTGGATCCAAATTTCTCTTTGAGCAGGAATGCTGTATATATCTTTGATCAATCTGATGCTAGCAATGCTACTCATCCAATTGCTTTCAACGATCAGGCAGATGGTGCAGGAACTGCATTAACTCAGTATGTTTATAGTGTAGGAACTCCAGGAAGTGCAGGAGCATATACTAGAGTATTTATTACTACAACTTCACCTTCATATAATACACTACACTACCATTGCACAAATCACAATGGAATGGGTGGCACCCTTGCATTAGAATTTGCATCAAATACTAAAGTTCTTCTTACAACTAGGGCAGAACATGGATTTGCGGATAATACAAATTTCTACTTCGTAAATACGGTTTCACCAAAAATCCTTGAGATTCCGCTGATTGAAACAAATGCTCCAGATGGTAGACCCATTGCTGATGATGCAGACCAAGCTAATATTGCTAATGATGAGGATCCTACTCAAAGAGTTCCTTATAACTACGAATCAACTTATACCAAGAGGTTCCCAGAATCTGATGTTAATTATGGAACTGACACTATTACCATGATCGGTCATGGTTTCCATAATAAAGCAGCAGTATTATACTATCCTAATCCTGGTGATTTACCAATAGGTGGTCTGTCCAGAATGCAGGTTTATTATATTGAAAGACTGTCAAATGACACCTTTAAATTAAATCATAGTCAGAGAATGAATTACACCGTTAATCTTTCTACTGGCGGTAGTTTTGATCAGGGTGCTCATAATTTAGGACTTGTTTATAACATTCAAAGTGAATATATGCCAAACCAGAATTGGTATGTTTACTATCGTACTTTCTATCGTACCAACAGAAACACTTATTCTGGATATGATTTTGCTGTAAACAATGGAACCTATGGTTTAGGAGGAACACCGTGGGATATTACTGCGTTCTTCTCAACAAGTAGATATGGAGCTGGCATTAGCTCAGGTCATCCTACCAGATATAGATATAAAGCACACTGGAATAACTGGGGCACTAGATGGAAAACTTATGGAGATGAACTCCAATCTCTTCCTCTTGGTAATACACAATGGCAAGGAAACTATGATTTCTTGACTGATCATGAAAACCAAGGTGTTAATGGAGACAATAATGGTAACTATAGCTATGGTTATACCGTAGGTGGATATAGCGGAAGAAACGCTAAAACATACTGGACTGATAACATTTACATGCAGGATGAGAGTGATTACCAATTCCGTCTGCGCGGTAATAACTACTACTTCTGGTATAGACAAGCAGGTTACGATAGTTCTCCAACTACCGATTTCCGTGGTATTAATTCTGATGGTAATACCAACGCATATATTGTTCTTCTTAAGAGAAATACATCTACTAATGATTCTTTCTACAAGGAAGACCATGGTTTCACCACAAATGATCCAGTTGTAATCACAACAACGGGTGCCGTTCATTACTATAATCAAGAAACTGGTAACAGTCAGAGAACTTCGTTCACTTCTGGTACTTACTATGTTGAAAAAATTAGTAATGATAGATTTAGAATTAAGACATCAACTGGAGCGTCAGCACTAAGACTTGCTGGTGCTACTGGTGTAACTACATTCACTGCTATTATTACAAACCCAACCAGAAACTCTTTCTATATTGCAGATAACCAATTCTCTTCTGGTGAACTTGTAAAATATGAAACTACAGGAACAGTAGTTAATCCTTTAGTTAGTGGCAATTCATATTATGTGTATCCTATTAATGCAAATAGATTTACATTGTCTTCAACTCAAGGTGGGTCAACTATTGACTTAACTGATAATGGAGTAGGTAATCATACGTTTGAAAATACTACTGCTGCTTTTGGCGTAGTTGATGGTTCGTATACGACTACTAAAGCGGTTAGTGAGAATGAATTGGAAGTTACAATTCCATTCAAAATTCCACCTACATCAAAAGGATTTGATTCTTCTGCAAGTATTAATACTTCAGATGATAGTATCAATATTCCAAATCACTTCTTCTCAACAGGAACTAGAGTTATCTATGATACTGTTGGAGGAACCGAGGTTACTGGATTAACCAACAATGTAGATTACTATGTAATTACTCTAGATCATAATTTCATTCAACTTGCTGCCACCGAAGCAGATGCGACTGCAGCATCACCTGTTGCTATTTCTCTTACTGGTGCCGGTGTTGGTAATCACAGACTTGTTAGTAACAATCTTTCGGGTGAAGTAACTGGTGTTGGTGATATTGAGGTTGTATCTGGATCAAGAGCAATTGTTGGAACAGGAACTTCCTTCGAGAGATTCTTCAAAATTGGTGATATTATTAGAATAGTAGATCCTACTACAACTCCAGGTGTAGTTAAAGAAGCAGTTATTACTGCTATTCAAGATGACTTGAATCTTCTTGTTGAAGATGCAATTGATTTTACTGGTTCAAGTATTGTCTATCTGATTCCTTCTTACATATATGTACGTCCTGACGGTTTCTTCTTGCATAGACCATTTGACGGCGGTATGGAAATTGGTACTTCTAAGTCACCCAACTCTAAAATTTCTAGACAGACTCGTAAGTACTTCCGTTATCAGTCAGGTAAAGGTATTCAGACTTCATACGCGATCAACTTTATTCCGTTGATTCCTGTTCTGGATCTTTCATATACAACGAGAGGAACTACTCAAATAATTGCGACAACTGCAGCTCAAGATTCTGAAATTCTGACTGTTGCTGACACTTCCACCTTACTGAAAAACATGGGAATTTCGGGAACAGGTATTCCCGATGGAACTAGAATTATCGAAATTCTTAATTCTACTACTTTTAGAATTACCTCAGATACAACTTCACCACTCTCAGCCGAATCTTTAACTTATAGTAGAATTATTGAAGGTGTTGTAACAACATCTAAACCACATAATTTAAGTGCTGATCTTGAAATTAAGATTATCAAATCTGATGATAGTGCTTGGAATATTTCAAGTCAAGTTACTGAAATCAGTAGTGATTACGACTTCAAGTATCTCCTGGATACAGAACCAGCTAGAAATAGTTCAGGTGGGTTCCCACAAGCACAAGTCCTTTCTTGGGATGGTTGCCACATTCGCGCAGGTATGTTTGATGATCAGAATGGTTTCTTCTATGAATTTGATGGAGCTACACTTAACTGTGTAAGAAGAAGTTCTGTTCTTCAACTTCCAGGAACAGTTACGGTACAAAAAAATACCAATATCATCACTGGAACTAATACAAAATTCCTTTCCGAACTGGTTACAGGAGAGTATATTGTTGTTCGTGGTATGTCATATAAAGTTGTTAAAGTTACTAACAACACTCAGATTACCATCCAACCTGCATATAGAGGTGTTGATGCCACTAACGTTATTTGTACCAAGACACTTGATACAAGGGCAGGGCAGAGTGACTGGAATATTGATAAAGTAGATGGTTATGGTCCATCAGGATTTAACTTGGATATCACTAAGATCCAGATGTGCTACATGGATTACTCCTGGTACGGTGCTGGTAAGATCCGTTTCGGATTTAAGGATCAGAACGGTCATGTTAAGTATGTCCATGAATTCAAGCATAACAACCGATTAACTGAATCTTACTTCCGTTCAGGTAACCTGCCTGCACGTTATGAGATCGAAAATACAAGTAATCCAAGTTATGTTGGAACTCTGTTCCACTGGGGTACTTCAGTTATCATGGATGGTATGTTCCAGAATGATGATGCGTATTTGTTTACTGCTTCAGGAAACGTCCAGAAGTTCACGAACGAATCTTCATCTAACATTAATACTACCGCGAACTCTGCTATTACTTCGGAGAGATATCAAGGAAGTAACTACTACAGAACATATTTCTTAGTTCTTTACTTCCCTTCAGGAGATGCTGCAAATCTTCCTGTTAACACTCTGATTTATAATAACAGCATTGCTACTGGTTACTTCATTGATGGTCGTGCTATTGATACAAGAACTAGAACATCTGGAAGCTTCCATCAAGTTTATATTCAATATTTTGAAGGAACTCAATCAGTCTTCAACAGATACCATACTGATAATATCCAAAGAAATCTTTGCGGATCTAATGGATGTATCGTTGTTCCTAATGGCACAACAATGTCAGTTGGTGCTCCAGATGGTGCTGATAACCCAATTCCACAGAATATTCCACTTATCTCAATTAGACTTGCTCCTTCAGTTGACTCTTCAATTACAGGTGCTCTTGGTGAAAGAGAAATCATTAACAGAATGCAACTTAAACTTGCTTCCGTTGGTATTCTCACCACACACGAAACGGAGATTAGTTTGAAACTGAATGGTCAGTTAAGCACAGATGCTTATCAGGATGTTCAGGAACCTTCACTATGTCAGTTGGTGAAGCATGGTCCGAATGAAACAGTATCTGGTGGTTCTACAATTCTTTCATTCCGCGCCGCTGGTGCTGGTGTTGGAGAATCTACATCAACCGACTATGATCTAAGTGCTATCTCCGACATGGGTAACTCCATTCTAGGTGGTGATGGCACCTATCCTAACGGTCCTGATATTCTTACAGTCGTAGCGAATATCGTTGACTCTACCGGAGTTTCTACAGCGAACGCATTTGCTGTATCGGCAAGGGTTACCTGGCAAGAATCCCAGGCATGATCCTGGTATAAAAAACCAAAAAAATGGGGGGCATATGCCCCCTTTTTTAATGTCCCATATGGGGAATTACTGCAGTAACTAAAGAGTATCGTAAAGGAGATTTTTTTGAATTGTATGTGATACTATGCCAAATATTACCCTTATACATATTCATTGAATTATATTCAGAAGGAATTTGTAAATATCTTTCATAAAATGCATCACCTTTAAATTCTTGCCAATCTTCCCAGGTATCTTCATTAGAATATATTTGATATCTTTCCCTCAAATCGTCTGCATCTTCTCTCGAAACATATTTTAAGTCAAATTCATTATGAATATATCTACCACTCTTAGTTTTTATTCTAAAAAAAGAAGTATAAGTATTTGGCACATCAGTTAAATAAACATTAGCAGCAACTCCAAATGAATCTGTATGTGGTAAAAAATTTTTTCCATATGCTAACATTCCTGGATAACAGCAATTAGTAAAATTATCAAATTTACACTTAGTATACTTATAAAGTTTGTAGTCTTTACCAATATTAAATATGGATTTATTCCACGAAGAAAAATAAAAATCTTTAATATATTGCTGGAATCCTGGAGCAGAACTTGTGTTCTCAGTGAAACCACCATCAAAAATTGTTTTATTTCTGTCCTCTGCAGGAAATTTAGATAAAAATTCTGCCAATTGATCAGGTCTTTTTAGTATATTCGTTGCCCTAATATACTTAATATCACCTTCTTTGATAAGTTTAATTTCTACTTCTTCATTAATTTCAGTTAGAAATGCTAATTCCTGTGATGTATATCTATTGAAACTATCTAGAGTTAAAGTCATCAGATTTAATTATATTTGGGTGCCATGAAAGAAGTATTTAATGTATATCTTTCACCTTCACTAAAATTCCTAATATGAAAATAACTACTTTTAAATGCAATTAATCTATTTCGTTTTGATTCAATATATTCGGTAGGTTCAAACCATTCGGATCCAGTAAATTCATTATATAATTCTAATCCGCCAAGTCCACTCCCAAAGTCTTTAAGTACTTCAAAAATTTGTTCTCTAGTCTCATCGTCTTCGATAGAAAAATCATCAAGACATGAATATTTTCTTCCTTCAAAAATAAAATCAAAGAATGTAATACCTAGTTTATTATCTTCAGTATCATCATCAAAACATAATGTACTAAAGAATTCTCCCCCTGCAGGAGAAGGAACATTACAACTTTTATCTACAACCATCTCTTCATAGAAAAGAACTGCTTCGGTGGCAGAAAATGCTACGAGATTGTTGAGAATATTAGGACTAGTATTAGGATTGGGAATTAAATAATCTTTTTCACTGAGACATGTATAAACATCATTAATGTAATGAGGAACCCAGTCTTTAGTTACTGGTTGTGTGATACCAGGAGTTCCTACATATTCAGTTTCTTTTTCCCCATAATAAAAAATTTCATTTATTTCATGACAATTAGTTGCAGGAATTTTAAGTAAAGTTTCCTCTATTTTATCTATGTTATAAGTATAATTATCTATAGTTATGCAGTTATCATACTCAGTAATTTCAAATGGTTTATTTGTTTGAAATAATTCTTGCCCAATGGTTAAAATTTTATCTTTTCTCATTGAAATTCCTCAGTTCACAGTTTCATCTGATGTATTTCCTTCCGCCTCATCTGCAAGATTTATTCTTGCTGATAGATTAGTCAGGGCATTATCTACTTCAACACTTACAGTATTCTCTTCTTGCCATTTTTGAATAATTTCCATATATTTTTCAGTAAGAAAATTTGATGGTTCGTAAATTACTCTAACAAAATCTTTATGAAAATTAAAAGTTCTAGATCTAGCTAGTGGACCCCAAATCGAGAATGCAATTGATGATGCACCTTCGGGAGATGTATTCTGACTGGATAGATTTTTATCAGCATTAACTACATTGTTGATCACATGCTCAACTGTAAATGGATTTGTTACGATATATCCCAATGACACATTTGTCTCGGGATCAATTGCTTCTCGAATATCACCAATAGCAGTATCTCCGGTCTCCAGAAGACAAAGTTGAATACTCATTTTTTTTAAATAAACTATAGTACATTATAACACAGATTTCAGTCACTTCAAAGTAACTAAATAATATGTTGTTGTTTTATTTAGTAATACTAAAAATGAATTCTGTTACGGATATCCCTCTCTATGATGTAATTAGAGAGATTGAAGATAAGCATGGTGAAGATACCTATATGACGATTGAAGCAATGCTTGATGACGAAGACACTGAAGAATTTGAAAATACTGAACAAACAGAAATCCCTGTAGAGAAACTTTTATGGTGGTGTGAGTTTCAGGATCAAGTAAGAGTTTTTGATAATATTGCATCAGTAAAAGATTGGTTTTTAAATCAAGTTGAGAAAGATCCAAATTGGGAAGATTTGGGTGATAAATGTTTTTATACTATGGATGGCAAACTAATTCGTGATGAGCAAGGAAAAATTATTCATGATGATGATGAATTTGTGGCATATCAAAAAAGGAATCCTGATTGGAATTCCGAATGTGTAGACTGTAATCCCTTATCATAAGGTAAGAATATACAAATATAAATACCTTTAGGAAACTAGGGTATTTTTTATTCATGGCAAGACCCTCGACACGCCAGGAGCTAATTGATTATTGTCTGAGGAAATTAGGTTTCCCAGTATTAGAGATTAATGTAGATGATGATCAAGTTGAAGATCTCGTAGATGATGCAATTCAGTTCTTTCAAGAGCGTCATTTTGATGGAAGCGTCAAAACATTTTTAAAACTAGAAGTAACCGATCAGATGATTACCGACGCGAAAGTGAACGGTGCAATTGCTGGTTCGGATTTTAAGGAGCAAAATAATTTTATAACTGTACCAAACCATGTTCTGGGAATAACCAACATATATGCTTATGACAATAGTTCATCAGCAGTATCAGGAAATATCTTCAGTATGAAGTATCAGTTATTTTTGAATGATTTCTATAACTTTGGTTCTATGGAAATCTTGAATTATTATATGGTAAAGCAATATCTGGAAACACTTGATTTTGTGATCGGTAACTTCAAACCGATTAGATTTAATAAGAGAGAAAATAAACTATATCTCGATACTGATTGGGATCAGTTGAATGGCGGTGATATGATTTTGATTGAATGCTATAGGATGATAGATCCAGAAACTGCTACTGAAGTATATAATGATGTATGGATGAAGCGTTATCTTACTGCTCTTATTAAAAGACAGTGGGGTCAAAACCTTATCAAATTTAAAAATGTCCAACTGCCTGGTGGAACAACTCTAAACGGTAGAGAGTTCTATGAAGATGCACAGCAAGAAATTGATACAATTCTTGGTGAATTTAGGTTAGCAGCAGAAGAACCACCACTAGACATGATCGGATAAAATGACTAGAAATTTATATTTTACACAAGGAACTACAGGTGAACAGAACCTAGTACAGGATCTGGTTGACGAGCAGATCAAAATGTATGGTCTGGAATGTTATTACATTCCTCGTCAGATCTACGAAGATAAGTTGTGGAATGATATCTACTATTCTCAGTTTAAAGATAGTTATCTCATTGAGATGTATCTAGAAAACTTTCAGAATTTTGGTGGCAATGGTGACATGCTATCAAAGTTTGGTCTTCGAGTAACTGATGAAGTAACACTTACACTTTCCAGAAGAAGGTGGCAAGATTTTGTAGATGTCTCTACAAATAAAATTGTATCTGGAAGACCTAATGACGGAGATCTTGTATGGTTTCCTTTGAATGAAACTGTATTTGAAATCAAGTATGTAGAAAACCAAAAACCTTTCTACCAATTAGGAAGTCTATATACATATACGTTGACGTGTGAAGTCTTTGAATATGGCGATAGTATCTTTGATACTGGCGTTACTTCTATTGATAACACTGAAATGGAATCTGGAGTATTCCCAATTCTATTGAACCTCAACGGAAGTGGATACTTTACTGAAGATGAAAAAGTTTCTGGAACTAGATTTGATGCTGCTGCAACCGCAGTCGCTGATTCATCTGGAGTTCTTGGTGCGATTACTATCACATCAGGTGGTGAAAAATACGAAACTGCTCCAAATGCATTTTGGTATTCCCCCACTGGAACATTCATTACTTCATCTACAACTGCGATCACCAATGGTGTAGTCAGTGCCGTTAATGCTCCTTCAGGATCATACATATATGGAGATGTTGTTTATGATGCCAACGATCAAATTGAAAGTATCACCGGATGGAATCCAACTATTATAATTGATGCATCACCAGCAAATATTGTTGGTAAAGTAGCCGAATATGATCCTAGTACTAGGACATTGAAAGTTGCTTATATGAATGGCAATTTTGATTTAAATGAAGAAATTGTTGGTGCGGATTCAAATGCACGATGGACCGTAGGTTCATTTGATACTCTCGATATGACTGATAGTTTCTCTGAAAATAGAGAACTTGAAACAGAAGCGGATGACATTCTTGATTTCACAGAAATAAATCCGTTTGGCGAATTTGGCAATTTTACTGGTAGCTTTTAATGTTAGGAAATTATTTTTATCACCAAATTATTAGAAAGACTGTAACCACTTTTGGTACTCTTTTCAATAACATTCAACTAAAGACCCTTGATGCTAATGGTGATCTAGTCACTCAGCAGAAAGTTCCTTTAGCGTATGGACCGGTTCAGAAATTTTTAGCAAGACTTCAGCAATCTCCTGATCTTGATAAGAAAGTAACTATTACTGTTCCTAGGTTATCATTTGAGATGACATCTTTGCAGTATGATGCTGGAAGAAAAGTTCCTCCTATTCAAAGGAACCGAGCAGTTGGTGATGGCGAAACAACCACTACTAAGGTGCAGTATCTCCCAGTTCCTTATACTATCGGATTTGAACTTAACGCTATCGCAAAATCTCAAGATGATGCTCTTCAAATCATCGAACAGATTTTACCATTCTTTCAACCACAGTTTACCATGACTGTCAATCTCATTCCAGAAATGAATGAGAAAAGAGATATTCCAATCATCTTAGAAAGCATTGATTTTACTGATGATTATGAAGGTGATTATTCTACCAGAAGATACATTTATTATACATTAAGATTTAGCGTCAAGACCTTTATGTATGGTCCTGTTGCTGCTAATGATATCATTAGAAAGTCTATTGCTACTACTTTTGTTGGTGATAGAAATACTAATGGTAGAGCACTTGAGTATAATGTTACTCCTAAAGCATTAGAAGATAAGAACACTGATGGTGTTATTAATGCTGCTGATGATGCTTTACTACAACCAGATGATGACTTCGGATTTAATGAGGGGATGATATATCATGGACAATAAATTTCAACAGAACATGGAAGATGTTTTTGACATCACTCCTATGGATGAAGAGGAGCAACCTAAACCCAAAAAGGTTGATGTTACTAGTGCTGACATAGAGACAGATTATAAGTATGCCCGTGGTGAGTTATATGAACTCATTCAGAAGGGTCAGGTTGCCATTGAGGAGTTGCTTGACGTTGCTAGGAGCAGTAATCACCCAAGAGCATATGAAGTCGCCTTCCAGGGCATTAAGAACGTTGCTGACATCACTGATAAATTATCTGATCTTCAAAAGAAGATGAAAGATCTAGGTCAGGAAGAAAAGAAAGGACCAACAACAGTTAACAATACTATGTTTGTAGGATCTACTGCTGATCTTGCTAAGATGTTGAAGCAAGCAAAAAATAAATTAGAAGATA